ATATTCTTAACACATGGTTTAACAAAAGGGTTGAATATCGTAAATTAGAAAAGAAATATGGTGAGGAAAAAAATACCGAATTATATGAGTTCTATGGTAAGAGACAACACGTTCAGAAAATCCTTTTGAACTCAATGTATGGTGTGTTAGGTTTGCCGGCATTCCGTTTCTATGATGTGGATAATGCAGAGGCAGTAACCCTAACAGGACAAGTCGTAATTAAAAAGACGGCTGAAATGGCAAATAGAAAATATTGGAAAGAATTGGGAACAACCGATGACTATAATGTTTATATTGATACTGACTCAATTTATATGATGGCAGAACCTTTGGTAAAACATAGATACCCAGAATATAAAACATTTGATGAAAAGAGAATGGCAGTTGAGGTAGACAATATTGCAACTGAAACACAAACATTCTTAAACTCATTCTACGACTTATTGGCAGAGAGATTCTTTTTCATTCCAAAAGATAAACATAGATTTGAGATTAAAAAGGAATACATCAGTAAAGCAGGATTTTGGGTAGCTAAGAAAAGATACGCACAATGGATGATTTTGAAAAATGGTATTCCATGTGATAAGTTGGATGTAAAAGGATTGGATGTAGTTAGAAGTTCATTTCCCAAAGCATTTCAAAAGTTTATGTCTACAATGTTGAAAGATATTCTAATGGGTAAAGACAACGAATATATTGATGATACTCTATTAACCTTTAAGAAAAGTTTACCAACACTTCCTGTAAATACAATCGCAAAGGGTGGAGCATTAAAGGAATTGAGTAAATATGATAATGGTAGTTGGAAAACAGGTGATGCAGTCGCAAACTTTGAGAAAGGAACTCCTGCACACGTTAAAGCCGGAATAACATACAATAGATTATTAAAATTCTTCAATTGTCCATATAAACATGAACCTATTAGAGATGGTGATAAAGTAAAGTGGGTATATCTTAAAGACAACCCATTAGGGTTAGAAACAGTTGCATTCAAAGATTATAATGACCCAAAGGAAATTATGGATTTTGTGGAAACCTATGTAGATAGAAACAAAATATTTGAAGCAGAATTAGAAAACAAATTAGATGACTTTTATAACGCATTAAAGTGGGATAAAGTTACCGCAGACACAAAAACAGCAAAAAAGTTTTTTGCATTTTAATTATGAAAGGATTAAAGTTTTGGAAACCTTTAAATTTTGATGTAACATCTTTTAGATGGAAACTAAAAGAAAGAGTAGGAAGAAGATTTCAAGGTTCGGGTTCCGATAATAGTAGTAAAAATACTTACACATACAATGAACTTGGCTTCAGGGGTAATTCTTTTTTAAAAGACGGATTTAAAATAATGAGTGTAGGATGTTCTCACACCGAAGGTATTGGAGTAAATGATGATGAGACGTGGCCACATTTTTTATCTAATTTGATACCAAATGGTGTAGATTTAAATTTTGGATATAGTGGAAGAAGTAATGATTATATTTCTAGAACTATATTAACGTTTGTAGAGAAAGTAAATCCCAATTTGGTTATTGTAATGTATACATATCCATCACGCAGAGAATACTATACAAACGAAGGTGGTATAGAACCATTTGCAATAAATCCGTGGGGATATTATAAAGAGCACCCAACCGGAATTAAGGAATTTGAAATGTTGAAAAATTTGTCAAATGAAGAAGATGATTATATTAATTGGTACAAAAATCATTTATTAATAACTTACTATTTAAAATCAAAAAATATACCATTTGTTTGGAATGGGACATTTATAGGAACGGATTATACCGATGAAAATAGATTTGATGGTGATTATAAAAAATATAGTGATTTACATGAACATGCTAATAAATCTGAAAATCAAATCTATGCAAAAAAATTATATAAACATTTAGAAAAAATTGGCATTATCAAAAATTAGTTGTATATTAGTAAAACAAACATAAAACATGAACAAAAACAATTTATTAAAATTCATTCAAAAGTATTCACTAGGTGGACTTATTGAATCAGTAGCGTGGAACGCAGAAGGAACAAAGTTATCAGTTAGATTTATTTCGGATGACAAAACATTATTGGGTGAGGTTGATTTCAACGCATTCACATCTAACCCATTTAGTGTAGGTATTTACACAACATCATTATTGAAAAATATGATTGGTGTATTGGATAACGACATCACATTAAAAGTAGATAAAGCAGGTGATAAAGCGGTATCATTAAAGTTATCATCTGACGATACCGAAACATCGTATCAATTAGCAGACTTAGGAGTTATTCCACCTGTACCAGATTTAAAGCAATTACCTGATTTTAATATTGATATTGAAATGGCATCAACTATGATTGACAAATTTATCAAAGCAAAGGGTGCATTGAGTGATGTAGATACATTTACAGTATTTACCGAAGGTGGTGATTTGAAGATGGCAATTGGTTATTCATCAATCTCTACAAATAGAGTAACATTTACCGCAACAAAATCATTTGATGGTGAGGTTAAACCAATTTCATTCTCAGCAAAATATTTAAAAGAAATTCTTACTGCAAACAAAGAAGCAACATCTGCAAAATTAAAAGTATCAACCGATGGTTTAGCAAATGTTCAATTTCAAATTGATGACTTCGTTTGTAAGTATTATTTAGTAGAAATCTCAAATTAATAAAATGGCAGAACAATTAGAATTATTTCCACAAGAGGAATTACAGCAGCAAGATGCGGGTAGTATTGAGGTAGCAGAAGCACAACCAATTGCAGATGCTGAATGGTGTTTTCAATTTTTCAATAATGAACCAATAGTGTTTGCATGGTCAAACGAAGGTGAAGAACCAGCACCATTGGTTTTACAATTACAACCAACTGAGGGTGAAGGATTAAATTTTCAACAAAATGGAATGATATTTAAAATTTTCCCAAGAGAAATTAGTGAAGAAACAAAACAACAAAGACAAAAACAAAATGCAAGTAAAAATAAAGAAGCTTAGTCCAGAAGCAGTAATCCCATCTTACGCAAAAGTGGGTGATGCCGGTATGGATTTGGTTGCAACATCAATGAAGTTTGATGGTACACAAATCACATACGGAACAGGATTGGCCATGGAAATTCCTAAAGGATTTGTAGGATTGATATTTCCTCGTTCATCTATTCGTAAAACTGATTTATCATTGAGTAATTCGGTAGGTGTAATTGATAGTGGATATAGAGGTGAAATACAGGCAACATTTAATCAAAGGTCATTATCATCTCAAAGTGGTAGTTTCTTATATGGTGTAGGTGATAGGATTATGCAAATTATGATTATCCCACATCCTCCGATTGAGTTTAAAGAAGTAGAAGAATTAAATAACACCGAAAGAGGCGAAGGCGGATTCGGTTCAACTGGAAAATAATATGAGTTTTTTCGCAAACGATATAAACAAAAGAGAACATAGTTTGTGGGTGGAGAAATACCGTCCACAAACTCTTGCTGACTATGTTGGTAATGAAACCATCAAAGAAACAATTCAGCAATATTTAGATGCAAACGATATTCCACATTTGTTGTTATACGGAAAAGCGGGTACGGGTAAGACCACACTTGCTAAACTAATCGTAAACACAATCAAATGTGACTTTATGATTATCAACGCATCGGATGAGAACAATGTTGATACGGTAAGAACAAAAGTAAAGAACTTCGCATCATCGGTTGGATTTGCAGGTTTCAAAGTAATCATCTTAGATGAGTTTGATTATATGACACCGGGAGCACAAGCGATTTTGAGAAACTTAATGGAAACATTCAGTAAACATTGTCGTTTCATCTTAACCTGTAACTACATTGAGAAAATCATTGACCCTATCCAAAGTAGATGTCAATCTTTCGCAATTACACCTCCAACTAAAAAGGATGTAGCAGTTCAGGTAGCAAAGATATTAGACGCTGAAAAGATTAAGTATGAACCAAAGAATATGGCTGATGTGATTAATTCATATTATCCAGATATTAGAAGGATACTTAATACTTGTCAATTACAATCTGCAAAGGGAGAATTGAAAGTAGACCATAGAGTAATGGTTGAAGCAAACTTTGCAACTAAACTTATTGAACTTTTAAAATCAGAAGATGATAAGAGAAATATGTTTATGCAAATTAGACAAGCAGTAGCGGATAACAAATTAAATGATTATTCGGAAATGTATACTATGCTTTATGATAAAGTAGATGAGTATGCAAAAGGAAACGTAGCCAATACAATTCTTACAATCGCTGAAGGATTATCAAAAGATGCTTTAGTAGTTGATAAAGAAATCGTATTTATGAGCACAATTATTCAAATTTTAAATATAATAAAATAATGGAACAACAAGCACAAATCCCAATGAATTTTTCATTGAACGATGCAAGAGATATCAATTGCGAATGTGGTAGTGGTGTATTTATGACAGGTATGAAATTCAAAAAAGTATCCCGTTTAATTACAGGTGGAGCTAAAGATTCAATTATTCCTATTGAAGTATTTTTATGTACTCAATGTGGTAAAACATTGCAAGAATTATTGCCAGAAGAATTGAGAGAAAAACAATCAATCGCAGAATAATGGCAGTTAAAAAGTTATTCGACCACATCAATGCAATAACTTCGGAACAAGACCCAAAGTATTTCGATAAATTGACAGAAGAGGATTTAAAATCATGGAGTAATTTTATGATAAATCGTTTTCTGTCAATGAAACCGGATTGGGTTGAATTAGTTGCAACCTTACTTCCTTTGACTCAAACGTTGCAACCAAAGGAAATGTACAAGTTATATATTAGCTTGATTCCAAAAGGAAAGCATTATTTAAAATACATCAAAGGTAAGGGTGAAGATAAATATGAAGATTTCCTCATAGAACTTATGAAGAAAGATTACCTATGTTCAGAAAGACAAGCACTTGATTATATAGAAGTTCTTTATGCAAGTAGAGAAGGTAGAGAACATATGAAGTATGTATGTGAAAAGTATGGAGTAGATAAGAAACAAATTACTAAATTAAAACTAAAAATATAGTGAATAAAAAATATTTGGTAACCAATGGGTGTTCATTTACAGAAGGACATTCATTGGGTAATGAAGGAGCTTGGCCTAAATTTTTAGGTGAAAAAATGAATTTAGAAGTTATAAACCTTGCTAAAGGTGGTAGTGGTAATGATACTATAACCTGGAGAACAATTGAATTTTCAGAAACAAATAAAGATTTAGCAAAAGATTCATTATATGTAATTCAACTTACCGAATGTTTAAGATATCAAGTTTATTATGATAATTTAGTAGATGCGCCGCAAGAATGGCACGTTACTCC